AAGCTCGGACTTTGTATAAACAGTTACTTTTTGACCGTCGATTGTTTGCTCTTCGTATTCATTTGGAATGATACCAACTGATACGGCTTTCACAAAACCTGCATTGATTAGCTTATTGAGTTTCTTGCCCTCTTCAGTAATACACTCAATTTGAATTGTCGCCTCTAAGTTTTCGCCATTCATTGCAAAACCTAAACAGCGACCGATAGGCCACTTGTCCGAGTCATGTTGAGCTAAGACTATGGGATTATTTAGATATGCTGTATAGTCTATTCCGCTTGGAACTATGATAGTGCCATATCGGTCTACTTCAGGAGTTGATACAACGAATGTATAGAGATCGTTCTCTTTCTCTTCGTAGCCTTCCTCTTTTTCGTATTCGTAGCCGTCCCTGAGTTGCAGGTTCAGCTCGCGTGTGAGTAAATTCATATTGTACCTTTAATTTATTACTTTTCAACTGGGAATAATTGGCATCTGCAGTTTACTGCGTTTGAGGCACTAAGACCTGACCCAAGAGGGCGCTTTGCTTTCTCTGTTTTGACTTCTACGATATTGCCTTCTTTGTCTCGAACTTCAGTCACTACGGTGAAATATCCGTCCGCGCCTTGAGTCGAGCCTTCCATAGCAGCATGAGCGGGTCTTACACGGTTATCGCGTTGAGTTAGCCATACCATTTTGAAGCCTTCATCTTTGTAGACTGCATATTGCATTCCGCTTGTAACATTTGCGCTTGTTGTATTTGCAATTGCACGCGCTCTACTTGTTTGTAGCGAGTCGAACTTGCTTGTAAGAATCTTGAACAATTGTTCTTTATCTTTACCAGCATTTGCAGTGAGAGTCGCTTGTACTTCTTGCTTGATAACTCCGATAGAATCTCGGATTTGAGCGCTTGACTCTTCGACCAAGGCAATAACCTCTGCAGTCGGAGGCACGCCGCCCTCGATTGCAAGAGTCGCATAAAGTTCGGTAGCTACTTGATTTGCAGCCTCGGCAATAATTGCATCATACTTTGCAAGGTCTTCGGGTGAAACATCTACAGTCGCAAGAGTCAAAACGCCTTCATCTGCAAGCTGAAACACTTGCTCTTTGATTTGAGCTATGATCATTTCGATTACATTTTCAAGACTACCAGCATTCGCCTCAGTTATGCCGTCGAAGTTTCTCCAAAATAAGTCCTTTGAATCGGCTGTAACGATAGGGAGCTTAGCATTTGCTCGGGTTAGTAATTTTCGAGTCGCTACGGGCACGGGAGCGGGATTTACGGCCGTGTTAAGCGGGACAAAACCATTAGCAATAAGCGGCGTATTACCCTCTGGTATCGGATCATATCCGCGCTCGCCTCTTGCATCATTAATTGTCTTGATTCCCCACTTAAGCTCAAACTCTTCTTGCCTTAAATCAGCGTCGGGGTCTGCATATTGATACGGCTGTGCTTCAATAAGCACGTCCTCTTCCCAGCGTCTGAAATGGCGTGTAAACTCTTCAGCAATGTAGAGCGCTTCAGGATCGATAGAGTTTTGTCTAAAAATTGCCCATTGTACTTCGGCGGTCGCTCTGTTTTGGAATGATCCATCGAGCATTCCAGGGGGCACGCCGAATACTTGAGAGATTTGCGCTCTTACGTCTTTGCTAACAGAGTCATAGCCTACCGATAGCTCGCCTTTTGGCGGAAGTTCTAATTGCATACCACCTCCAAGCAAAGCGCGGAGCTTGTAGTCTGGTAGTTCTTCATTCCAAGCGCTTTTCAGCTTTTGCCATTCGTCTTGGTCAAACCTTTCGGGAAACTTCGCAATAAGCGGCGGGACTGTATTATTAGCAAAGAGGCGTGCAAGATAAGCACTAACTTCGCGGTCGATATTCGCATATTCCAAAGCGGCTGAAACAAGACCAACACCGAAGATATTCATACCGATTATCTCTTCAGGACGCGAGGCGGGGTGGAGCTTAGCAAGGTGAATAATCTCTTTCTCTGGTATTGGTATATTGCCCTCTTGCGCTGACTGATATACATACCCATCAATGAAGTTATTTTCCCCTTTAATTACTCGCATTCTTGTTGGATTCAGCACCCACATCTGCAATGGCACTCTGTAGCCGTTTGTCGGTGTCCATATAAACGCATTTCCATTGATGCTAAGCCAGTTTTCAATATATCCAAAGACTTGAGAGCGTGTGAAATATGGATTAGGATTACTAAGCAATTCATTAGTCCAATGACCGCGGCCTAATTCTTCTTTCTCCCAGTTTTGCTCTTTATACGCATCAAACTTTATACCGCTCAAAGCATTCGCTCTATGCTGCAAACAAGCGTAAACAGTCCCTCGAAGCGAAGCGCTTAACTCATTACCGACTTGAGTCGCACCGATATTGCGAGTACCACCCGACCGAATATACGGTCTGTCGTTTCTTCGCGGTGCAACTGCGCTCGCGATTCTATCTCTAAGTTGGTCAAGTAGACTCATACATATATCTGGGGTGTTTTGCGAATAGCATTGAAGGCATAGCCCAATGCGTCAATAAAGTCATCATGTTTGTCTTGCGGAGTGCCCGTAAATGAAAGCAGCTCCTCGGTAAATTCTGGATTGATATGAGGGACATGATAGACAAGCCCTTGCTCATATCTTGCCTCTACAGGCTGAAAGCGTATCACCTTATCTCTATCAGCTCTCACACCTACGACATTCATTTTAGTATTTCTTTTCAGCTCTTGAACCATCCAAGCTTGCGCTTGATTTGATTCCACTGCTACGACTCTTGCATTCCATCTTTGTTCAGCTGACATAATCTTACGACCTATCTCTTGGAATTGCGCTCTAAAATGGTCCGCTTCAACTACAACAACATCTCCATCTTTTGTCGTGCCTATTACAACGATTGCCGTATAGTCTGCAGTCTCTTTCTGGCTTATTGCAAGATCAACTCCGATGTAATATGCCGTGCATTCTTGGCCGTTTGTAGTGCGTAACCATTCGCGTTTAATCTTAGCCGCCGATCTATCAACATATTCAGCAAGAAACTCTTGCGCAAAAACCAAGCTCGGTAATAGCTCCTTTTGCCTATCTACTTCGCTTATCTTGATTTGCCCGCCGTCATAAGTCGAGTAGTGAAATGATTGCCAGTCTGACATAGTCTCGGAGAGCTGATCTAATTGCCAAAAGTGATTTTTACCTTTCGGCGTTGAGAAGAAATACGCATCTCCTTCATAATCTGCGAGCATCGGACTAAGCACAAAGTTCCAATCATCTTCAGCATTCGGGCAATGTGCCCACTCATCGCATATCACTCTATGGAACTTATTACCTCGGAGTCCATCCGCGCGGTAAATACCTTGCAAAACCAATGTACTGCGACCTAGTTTAATCTGGCCTTGTTTGTAAGTTGCGCCAAGCGGTGCAAAGAAATTTTGTGCTTCGGTTTCTCGTCCTGAGAGCTCGGTATATGAGGGCGCTGTGTAGAGAACATACGAGCCATCAATTTCAAGCATTTTCTCAAGGGCCAAAGCAAAAGCCAAATAAGACTTGCCAAAGCGACGGCCGCACCGAACAACATTAAAGCGCTTCCTATTCCGAAGTATCTCAAGCTGTTTATCATGCGGTTTTATCCTGATCACTGTGTCCATTTTGCGAACCCCACTCAATTATCATTTTGCCTTTCTCCTGCGCTAGTGCTTTGTCTTTATAGTAAGCATGATTTAATAGTGATTCTATTGCATCAAGCGATCCTTTTTCTACCGACTTTCGCAAAGCAGAAGCTATTATTTTTTCTAATATAGTTGAATCTGGCGATTCATAAGTTTTTTTTAATTCTTCAATATTCATTGCAAGCATTGCTTGCATAGTGCTTGTTATTTCAACTTTTGTATAGCCAATGCCATTCAATAAGTAAGCCAATTTCTTAGGCCTTCCATTAGGATTACCTGATTGACCTTTTTTAAATCTATATGGTTTTATATTATCTTCGTTTGGCATCGTAATCTACGCCATTCTTTTTTATTTTTATATTTGGATCAAGTTTTAGCATTCTTTCAACAATCACTTGACAGTATTTTGGGTCTAACTCCATGCCGTAGCATTTTCGCTTTAGTTGATGAGCAGCAACCATTGTTGAACCGCTGCCTAAAAATACATCTAAAACAATATTTCCAACTGCAGATGAATTTTGTAATGGTTTACTACATAGTGGTATTGGCTTCATTGTAGGATGCTCATCAGACCTGCTTGGTCTTTCAATGTCCCAAACCGTTGTCTGCTTTCTATCTCCATACCACTTATGTGAAGCACCATCCAACCATCCATAAATGCAAGGCTCGTGTTTCCAATGATAATCAGACCTACCAAACGTTGAATTGTTTTTATTCCAAACAATGTATGATTTAAAAAGAAATCCAGCATCTAAAAACTGCTGAATAAAGTTGTGAGTTTCACTTGATGCATGCCAAACATATATTGCTCCGCCTTTTTTTAAAACAGTAGATATTGTTGTATATACGTCATATAAAAACTTAGGAAAGTCCTCTAATTTATCATTAGCTATCTTTTTTCTTTTTTTACTTCCACCTTCATAATTAATATTATATGGAGGATCTGTATGGCACATATCTGCTAATGCGCCATCCATCAACTTACCTACCTGATCTGAGTCAGTACTATCTCCGCAAAGTAAACGATGCTCTCCAATCTCGAAAAGATCGCCTAGTACAATGTCCGTCTTCACTTCGTCAGGTATCTCATAATCATCATCCTCC